CTTCGTTATGTCCGGGCCGGGGTAACTTTCGAGGTCGCGTGCCGGGCGTCAAACATCAGCCCGTCAACGTTTTACGCCTGGAAAAAGCGCGGCCAAGAAGCGGAGCACAAAATCGCCGCGGGGCGGAAACTGAGCCAAACCGACAAAGAATGTCTGGAGTTTCTGGAGGCAGTAAAAACAGCCGAGGCCGAAGCCGAACTGCGCAACCTGGTGCTCATTCAGAAGGCGGCGGACCGCAATTGGACGGCGGCGGCCTGGGTCCTCGAGCGGCGGCACCCGGAGCGGTGGGCCCGGCGGGACTACGTGCGGGCGGACACGGTGGACGCGGTGGACGCCCTGCCGGCGGAGGACCGCGAGGCCATCCGGCGCGCCTACCTGGAGCGGTTGAAACGCGAGGCGGCCCAAGGTGAGCCTAAACCTTAACACCACCACCCCGCCCCCGGAGATATTCCGGGACGACTGCGCCCGGGACTTGCTGTTCTTCACTCAGGCGTGCGATTCGGCCTACGTGGCCGGGGCGGTCCACGTGTTCATTTGCCAGCTCCTGCAGAAGGTGGCGGCCGGGGAAATCCGCCGGCTGATCCTGACCATGCCCCCGCAGCACGGCAAAAGCCGGCTCTGCTCGGTGGAGTTCCCGGCCTGGCTGATCGGCAACCGGCCGGAGACTAAGGTGGTCACGGCCAGCTACGGCAAGGACCTGGCCATCCGCAACGCCCGCCAAACGCTGGCCCGGGTGCAATCGGACGTGTACCAGGCGGCGTTCGGTGCGGTGGCGATCAAGGGGCGCGCCCCCTCGCACCATTGGCAGACGGTGCGGGGCGGGTTCTACAAGGCGGTGGGCGTGGGCTCGGCCCTGACCGGGCACGGGGCGGACCTGATGATCATTGACGACCCCGTCAAGGACCACAAGGAGGCCCTGAGCGAGTCCATGCGGGAGAACGTGTGGCAATGGTTCGTGTCCACGGCGTTCAGCCGGCTGTCCCCGGGCGGGGCCATCGTGCTGATCATGACCCGGTGGCACATGGACGACCTGGCCGGCCGCCTGCTGGACAAGGACCGCCAGGCCACCCTAGCCGAAGCCGGCGGCGGGGACGAAGTATGGACCCACGTCAACCTGCCCGCCCTGGCCAAGCCGGGCGACCCCATCGGCCGCGCCCCGGGCACGGCCTTATTCCATGAGCGTTACAACCTGGGCCGGCTGATGAGCATTCGCAGCGTGGTCGGGTCCTACTTTTGGTCGGCCCTTTACATGGGCGAGCCGGTGCCTCTGAGCGGCGGGATTATCCGCCCAGGGTGGTTGCGTAGGGTGCGGTATGCGGAATTGCCTGAGGGCCTGCTCTGGTGCCGGTTCTGGGACCTGGCCGCCGTCAACGAGGAGGACAGCGACTACTTCGCCGGGGCCCGGTGCGCCCTGGGGCCGGACGGCACGTTTTACATCGCGGACATCGAGCGATTCCGGGCGGACTGGCCGGCGGGCCGGCGGCGCATCGAGGTGCTGGCCAAGCAGGAGAAGGGGTGCCTGATCGGCGTCGAGGCGGTGGGCCCGTTCAAGGCGGCCTACGCCAACCTGGTGGAGACCATGCCCCCCTGGGTCAATATCCACCCGGTGGACGTGGACAAAAACAAAGTCGCCAGGGCCCTGGCCTGGGCGGCCATGGCCGAGAACGGCCAAGTGTGCGTCGTGGACGGCCCGTGGCTGGGCGAGTTCGAGACGGAGGTGGCGCGGTTCCCCTTGGGCGCGCACGACGACCAGGTGGACGCGGTGAGCGGGGCCTACGCCATGCTGGCCGGCGCGGCCCAGATTCGGCTTGCATAACGGCGGCAACACGGCAACACGGAAAAGAGAGGTGACTATGTGGTTCGCAAAATTGTTCCAACGGCGGCAGGATCAAAAAGCGGTGGCCGAGGTCCTCGAGCGGATTGTCGGCGTGCCGGTGCATCAGTTCAAGGACTTCAGCGACTACCTGTCGGCGGCATCCAAAAAGCTGTGGGCTACGTGGCGGGCCTGCGACATCGTGGGCCAGGCCGTCATGCAGACGCAATACAGCCTGACCCGGGACGGCAAGTCGGACCCGGTCAAGGTGGCCGGGCTCAGCGACCTGCTCGAGGCCCCCAACCAACTCCAGACGTTCCAGGAGCTGCTCTACCTCACGGTTCTACACGTCAAGTTGACGGGCAACGCGTTCTGGTATTTGGGCTCCGCCGGCGGGCGGCGCATCGACGCCATCCTGCCCCTGAACCCGAAGCGGGTGTCCATCGTGCCGGGCAACCAGAATAACGTGGCCGGCTACCTGCTCAAGGTCCGCGGCGTGAACGTGCCGCTCACCGTGGAGGAGGTGATCCACTTCAAGCGGCCCCACCCGGACCATGACTACATGGGCATCGGCGACATGGAGGCCGGGGAGACTGTCTTCAACGAGTGCATCAACCGGGACCGCTGGGCCGAGGGATTCTGGAAGAACGGCGCGAGCCCCAGCGGCGTGCTGACGCTGAACACCGACCGCCCGCCCAGCCAACAGGACTGGGAGCAGGCCAAGGCCAAGTGGCAAGGCGAGTACGGCGGCGTCAAAAACAGCGGCAAGACGGCCTGGTTGGCGGGGAACTGGACGTACCTGCAGCTCGGGCTCACGGCCCAGGAAATGCAGAACCTGGAGCACACGCGCAACACCATCGAGACCATCTTCCTGATCCACGGCGTACCGCTCAGCGTGGCCGGCGTGCGTGAGGCGGCCAATTACGCCACGGCCAGCATCGACGAACAGCGGTTCCGCAAGTACACCGTGGCCCCCATGTGCCGGATCATCCAGGACACGGTCAACACCGACCTGGTGCCCCGCTTTGTCGAGGGCGTGCAGTTCACGTTCGCCATCGCTGGCTTGGTCAACGCGGGCCAGGTGGTCACCGAATACGCCCCAGCATTCGATCGGGGCATTATTTCGATCAATGAGTTTCGGCAGCTCATGGGCTTGCCCACCGACCCGGACAACCCGCTCTGGAACGCCCACTACATTACGGCCGGCCTAACCCCGCTGGAGCTGGCCGGCGTGCCGGCCCAGGGCGTCGAGGACGAAGCCAAGGCCATTGTCCAGCGGTCCATTCAACATGCACTCTCTGACCCTGCTCCTGCCCTGGACGGCTACCCTGCCCGCCGGCGCTTTGATTAAAGCCATCGGCGCGCCCTCGGTGCCCCCGGGCGGCTGGACGTCGGCCACGTTCGCCAAGGATGGAGAACGCCTGGTTAAGGCCATCTATCGGGCGTTTAAGGCCACCACCCGCCAGGTCCAGCCGACGGTTCAACGCATGGCCCAGGGTTTATTCCGGGGTCAGATGGAGGAAATGTTTGCTTTATGGGCGGGGGCGCCACGGTTCCGGGCCGCCCAGGACGACCTGGACGCCACGGCCAGCCTGATGATGGCCGCCCTGGAAAAGGTCATCGCCGAGAGCCAGGATGACGCCATCAAGAGCCTGATCCCGCCGGTGCAGGCCGTCGTGGAGGAGGCCTATAGCAAGGTCGGCATCATGCTGGGCGGCCACGGCCGGGTGGACTGGACGCACCACACGGATAAAATCTCCAAGGACATCGCCCGGCGCATCACCCGGCTGGACGACACCACCCGGGCCTACGTGCGCGACCAGATCACCAAGGGCATCGCGGAGCGGCTCACCGTCACCGAGCTAACCAAACGCCTGCGCGAGAAGATGCCCCAGTGGAGCGCCAACCGGGCGTTTACCGTGGCCCGCACGGAGACCACGAACGCCTGGACCGCGGGGAGCGTGGCATCCTTCCAGGAGTGCAAGACGCTGACCCACGTGTCGGTGATCGGCTGCGAGGCCAGGGAACCGCGGAGCCCGCAATACCGGGGCGAGTCCACCTGCAACATCCAGGACGTGCCGGTGCAGGACGCCAACCTGCTCGAGTTCCACCCCAACCACACCGGGTGCATGGTGCCCAGCCAATTCCAGGCCGTGGCGGTGACCCGCGCCGACCTGGTGACCGACCCGGAAGCGGAAGCCGCACCCAACCCGGACGCCCACCTGACCGACGAGCAACGCAACGCCCTGCGCAAGCTGGACCTCATCACTAATTCCCGAGGCAACGTGGATCTGACAGCCAACGGCGGGTTCAGGGAATGGGTGATGGACGCCATAGACATCGACGCCAAAGAGATCGCCAGCTACGGCTATACCGCCACCCTTCCAATCGACCGGTGCCTGGTCAAACTTGGAAACGAGGCCGTGAACACCGACACGGTGCGGGCGTTTATTCGCGATCCCAAGCTGGCCAACACGGCGGCCCACCGGGCGGCCAAAACCCACCTGCCCGTGATCGCCAAGGATAAGGACAACGGCTACTACATCGTCGACGGGCACGCCCGCCTGCTGGCTGCCCGCCTCCGCGGCGAGAAGGACGTCAAGGTCACCCTGGTGAGCACGTTTAAGGTCAAAGGGGAGCGGGTCAATAAAGCGGTCCTGGACCAGCTCAAAGGCCAGCCGGAGATGAAGGCCGCGTGGAACTCTATCCCCGCCTCTTTGCGCTACCACGCCCACCCGGACCTCAAGATCACCCTCCAGAGCAAGCCTGGCAGTCACTACAACTACCACAACCGGGAGCTTGTTATCGGCACAGACTGGGGATGCCGCGACCTGATGCTGATTCATGAGTTCGGGCACCACTTTCATTTCGAGCTGGACCTGTGCAAGCACTTCAAGATGGCCAATGAGCCGGCCGAAGTGTTCAAGAAAGTGCAACAACGGGTGAAAAACAAGCTCAAGACGAGCACGTTCTACTCCGCCGTAGTCAACGACATCAAAAACACGCCCGGGTTCGAATCTTTCAACGACAACAATGAAAGACAGCGGTACGACATGACCGCCTACACGGACACCGCCGCCGCCGCGTCGGAGGGTGCCTTCGGGTTCGGGCACTCTAAAAACTACTGGAAAACGAGCACCTACGCCGGCCCGATGGAGTTTATGGCCCACGTGATGGAGGCCACCTCCGGCCAATTCCCGATCCTGGACCACTTTTTGCCAAGGCTAAAACGGTATGGTGCAAAGCTGGTCAAGCGGTATAATGCTTGGCTATGACCACGAACCACAAAAAGCGCGCAACCTCCTGGGACGAGGAGGAGGCCCTACGGAAAACCTACGCCGAGCGATTCGGCGAGGAGTTTCCGTTTTTTTTCTACGACCCCGAGGGTCGCACGGCCGCCACGCTGATGCGCGTGGCCCTGCGTGACGGTGTACCGTTCCAAGATCAAACCCCGCCCGGCGTGGTGCCATGATGCTGCGGTTTTACACGGTCGAGCACAACGCCGGCGGCACGCCGTTATTCCTGATGCGCCACGTCGAGCACGGTGGCCCGGCGACCACGTTCGACTGGCGGCTGGCCGGGAAGTTCCACGCCGGCTGGCTCGCGGACGCCTGGCGCGAAGAAGTGGGCCTGCCAAAAACCAAGTGGAAGGTCAAGCGGCACATGGTGGACGACTTTACGGGCGGCCCCGACCCCCAGGACCTGGCGGACTGCGACGAGGACGGCCTGGACGATCCTCCGGCGGGCACGATAGAATGACGGCATGACACGAACCCTCGCAATTCTGGCCCTGGCTGGGCTGGTGGGGTGCGCTAGCCCCACCCCTAGCCCGTCGAGCAAAAACGCCGCCGTGACCCCGCCAGGCGCGCCTAAGCCCGTTTATTTCACCAGCTCCAAAGCCAAACTCCAGCGCGCCCGGGAGGGTTACGTCAAGGCCCACCCGGAACTACCCGCCGACGTGCGCGAGGCTATCATGGCGGGCGAGGTCCAACGCGGCATGACCCGGGAGCAAGCGGCCTACGCCTGGGGCACGGCCACCCGGGCCGACTCGACGGTGACGGCCGCCGGCCAGGTCGAGACCTGGTATTACAGCGAAGGGGCCTGGGGTTGTGACTACCTGTTCTTCAGCGGCGGTCGCCTGACCGGCTGGCGTGCCCGGAAATAAAGGCCGGCCCACGGCCCAAAGAAAAAGTTGTTGACGCCGGGCGCAATAATGAGTCCACGTAGAAATAATGAAACGGTTTTACGTGTTCAGGGAAGCCCGGCCGGCCACGCGGCCGCAGAATAAGGTCCTGCGGTTCGACATGGGGCTGGACCTGGCCCAGCCTGACACCAAGAAGTTCCGCGAAATCAAGGAGGACGGCCGCCTGGTGGACGTCCTGGACGTGCGCCTAGTCGGCTACCTCTCCACCTTCGCCAACATCACGGAGGCTGACCGGGACGGCGACCGGGTGGAAAAGGGCGCGTTCACCGAGTCCATTCCCCTGTTCATGCGCAACCCGGTCCTGCTGGTCAACCACCGGAACGACGTGCAAGCAGTGGCCGGGAGCTTCTCCACGGTGCGCGAGGACAACGTGGGCCTTTACGTCGAGGCCCGGCTGAGCAACAGCCCGGCGGAGTGGATGCGCGACATCCGCTTCAAAGTGGCGGAGGGGCACCTGCGGACCATGTCCATGGGCGGCCTGTTTTACTACCGGGAGGACGGGCGCACCATCTTCAAGGTGAGCCTCTGGGAGGGCAGCCTGACCCCGATCCCCGCCAACCCCGACGCGATGTTTTCGGTTCGATCGCTGACGGACCAAGAGGCCAAAGCGGTTGGCCTGTAAGCACGACACGACACGACACGACCAGAACGACACGACACGACCTGACCTATGAGCCAATACATTTACGGTGGCCCGGCCCGTTACGTCGGGCGGTTCGGCCCGATCACCACGGGCACCATCCTGGACCTGACCGACGAGGAGGCCGCTTCCGTGGCGAGCAACACCTGGTGGGCCCCCCTGCCGGAGCGCCCGATCACCAACCTACCGAAGTCCACGGCCTATACTCTGGGTTCAACCGACGCCGGCAAGCTGCTGACTTCGCTCCACTCCAGCGCCGTGGTTCACACGCTGCCGGCGTCTCCTGCTGTGGGCTATAACGTCCTGGTCGAGTGTGCGCCCACGGCCACCGGCAACCTGTACCTGGACCCGAACGGCAACCGGTTCTCCGGCGTCAACGACAGCAAGCGGGTGGCCTCGGTGACGGTGACGAACGCCGGGACCGGCTACACCAGCAAGCCGACCATCGGCTTTACCGGCGGGAGCGGTTCGGGCGCGTCGGCCTCGGTGGCCATGAAAGCGCTGACGGTCGGGATCACCGACGGGGGCACCGGTTACGAGGCGGACGACGTCCTGACGCTGGTTGGTGGCGCGGGCACGGCCGCCACGGTCACGGTTTCAGCGGTGGACGAGAACGGGGCCATCACGGAGGTGGAAATCACCACGGCCGGGGCCTACACCACGCTGCCCACGGGGGCCTGCACGGTGACCGGCGGGGCCGGGGCGGACGCCACCATCACCATCGCGACCTACGGGGTCGACAGCATCACGGTCTCCGCCAAGGGCTACGGCTACGACTCCGCCCCGACCGTGACCTTTACCGGAGGCGGCGGCGCGTCGGCGGCGGCCACAGCGGTCCTGGAGGACTGCCCGGGCCGGGTGACGGTCACGGCCGCCGACGGCATCGTTGGCTACTACTGGAACGGGGCCAACTGGATTGGATTTTGACCCGGCGGCGCGAGTGCGCTGGCGGGTGGCGATTGCGCTCCGGAACGGGGCGGGCAATCACGACACGACACGAAACGACAGGAAAGGACACGACATGAACACCACACTGCGCCGCGTCGGCCGCAAGGACGCCGGCAGCAACCCGCCCCAGGATTCGGCCGGGCTCACCAAGGATGAGGTCCAGAGCATGATCCAGGAGGCGGTCAAGAACGCCACCGCCGGCCTGGATCCGGCCAAACTCACCGAAGCCATCGCGGCCAAGCTGGCCCCGGCTCCGGCGCCGCAACCCCAGGCGCCGCCGGCCAACCAGGCCGGGCTAACCAAGGAGGACGTGGCCGCGCTCATCAAGGGCGTGGTTGACGCGGTGAAACCGGCTCAGGCCCCGGCGGCCCCGGCGACGGAACCGAACGGGACCCAGACCAAGGAGCAGATCGAGGCCCTCATCAAGGCCGAGCTGGCCAAGGCGGGCAAGGGGATGAAACAAGTCCTCGACGACACGCCCAGCCACCGGATCGAGATGCCGACGAGCTGGACGGCGGGCAACCTGCCGGTCCACGGCAAACAACTCCTGAACATCCTGCGCCGAAAGCCGATGAACGACGGCATCGACGAGGACACCTTGCGCCAGGCGGAAGCCAAGGGCGCGGCCCGGCTGGAAAGCATGCGGGTCAAGGGGCACATGGGCAAGGCGCTGACCTCCACCGGCAGCGGCACGGGCGATGAGCTGGTGCCCACGGACCTGTCCAGCGAACTGCAACGGCGGCTTTACCTGGCCAGTGACCTGGTGGCCATGCTGGCGATGGATGAGGTGGCCATGCCGACCAACCCGTACACGTTCCCGCTGAGCACCACGCGGCCGACGTTCTACCTGGAAACCACGGAAAACACCCAGGCCACCGAATCAACGCCTGGCACCGGGAATGTCACGCTCACGGCCAAGAAACACATGGCCAAGGTGCTGTTCAGTTACGAAGTCGAGGACGACGCGATCATCCCGATGCTGCCGTGGCTGGAGCGGCTCATGGGCGAGGCGGCGGCGGACGCGCTGGAAGGGTCGATCATCAACGGTGACGACAACACCACGCACCAGGATTCCGACATCGCGGCCGTGTCCAAGCATTCGAGCAAGGCCTACAAGGGCCTGCGCTACTACGCCCTGGCGATCTCTGGGCTGAAGACGGACATCTCCAGCGGGGGCATCAGCTCCAGCAACCTGCGGTCGATCCTCAAGAAGGGCGGCCACTATGTCCGCAACAAGGCGGATTGCCTGTGGTTGGTCGGGCCGAAGGGCGAGAATGACCTGCTGGGCCTGACCGAGTTCATGACAGTGGACAAGATCGGCAACGACGCCACCATCATCACCGGCCGGGTGCCCCGCCTGTTCGGAATTCCGGTTGTCACGTCGGCGCAGTGCCGCGAGGACACGAACGCCTCGGGCGTTTACGACGGCACCACCACGACCAAGGGCACGCTCCTGCTGTTCAACCGGCGGCGCTTTGTCCTGGGCCGGCGCGGCGAGTTCATGGTGGAGACGGAGCGGGACATCGACTACCAGCAGACCAAGGTGGTCGCCAGCTACCGCCGGTCGTTCGTGCCGATTGAGACGCCGAGCGCCAGCATCACCTCGGTGCTGGTCGGTTACAATTACACCGCATAAGCGGTGGTCACGGGGGGTGCCGGGTCACGTTATGAGGCTAGCGTGGCCCGGCATTTACCTCGTGGCACACAGCCCCTACCCCCTATGAGCAAATTCATCTTTCGCGGCCCCGAGACGAACCTGGGCGTGTTTGGCCTGGTGCGCAGCGGGGACCTGCTGAACATGACCGAACGCGAGGCCGCCGGCATCAAAGGCGACCGTCGCTTTGAGCCGGTGCCGGAGGACTACCAGCCTAAACCAGCCCCCATCCGCCTGCCCGAGCTAACGAATCCTGACGACCCGCAGGAGCGTACGGCTGTCGCCAGGGTTAAAGCGGAGGAGGAAGCGCGACGCGAACGGCTCGCCGCCGTCAACGCCCCGGAAGCGGTGCAGGAGCGGGCGCTGCGCGAAGCGCCCATGGAGGAGCTGCGGGCCCTGGCCCAACAGGTGCATGACCTGGACGGGAGCTACCCCCGCCTGCGCGACATGAACAAGGCCCAGCTCATTCAGTCCCTGCTCACGCGGCGGGACGTGCTGAGCCGCAACGACACCGACGATGCCTGAAACCCTGAGCAACCCGTATTGCACGGTGGCCGAGGTCCAGGCCGAGATCCGCAACTCGGATTCCAGCCTGACCGACCAGCTCACCCGGGCCATCAACGCGGCCAGCCGCTGGATCGACGCCCAACAGGGGCGCGACTACTACCAGCACGACCACACCTCGACGCCCCTGGTGATCGACGAGTTCGACCACTGCGCCGTGGGGTGCCGGCTATTCCTGCCATACTGGCCGGTCATTTCCATTACAACCGTGGAACTGGCCGGGGAGACGCTGGTCAAGGACACGGATTACTCCGAGCGGGAGGACATGCTGGTCTACCTGCTGGGCGAGTGGCCCCGGCTCTACCGGCCGGACGGCACGCTCAAACTTTACGGCAAGTTCGGCTACGCCCAGACGGCGACCACCGCTGTCCCGACCGGCCTGCCCGAGCGGATCCGCATGGCGGCGGTGCTGGCTGCGGCGGCCTTGAGCGGCCACAACAGCAAGGACGTGCTGACCATCGACGGGCGCAAGGAAAGCGTCATCGAAAAGGCCATCCCCAAAACGGTGTTCGAACTGCTCGGCCCGACCCGGGCGTTCCGCGTGTAATGAACGTCACCATCGACACCCGCTCCATCGAGGCGCGCCTGCGCAAGCTGGCTCAAGGCATGAGCCCGGCGGCGGTGGATCATGTCGTGGAGCGGGCCAGCCTGGAGACGTTTGCGGCCCTGGTGCGCAAGACGCCCAAAAAATGGTTCGGCCAAGTGCGGCGCGGTTGGGTGATCCAAAAGCCCAGCCTGGGCGTGCGCATCGTGGTCAACCTCCACAAGGTCATGCTCTGGCTCGAGGAGGGCACGGCCAACGCGGGCACGGGCTGGATCTACCCCAAGGTGGCCAAGGCCCTTTACATCCCGCTCAAGCGTAAAGCGGCCAAGGGCTGGACGCCGGACCTGGTGTATGGGGAGGACTACATCCTGCGCAAGCGGGTCAAGGGCATCGTCCCGCGCAAGATCGTGGCCCAAGAGCGCCCCCACGCGGTGGCGCGGATGTGGCACCACGCGGTGGACCACGTGCGGAAACTACTTTCATGAGCATCGTAGGCGACATCGTCGACGACATCCTGGACCGGCTCGCCGCCGCCACGGCCACGGGCAAACTGCTGGCCGGCTACAAGCTGGCCCAGGCCCCAGTGTCGGAAGTGGAGGGGGCATCGGACCTGCCCAGCGTTCGCGTGTTCCTGCCCGACGTGGCCGAGGAGTACACCCCCAGGACCATGGGGGCGTGCCGCATCCGGTTTAAGCTGACCGTGAGCGTGGCCCGGAGCGCGGGCATCGAGGCCCTGCAGAACGCCACCGCCCTGGTGCTGGACGTGCTGGAGCTGGACGCCAGCGGCAACCCTGACCCGACCTTTGGCGGGCTCCTGGCGGCCCCGTTTGCGGCGGCCTATGACGACGGCAATTTCATCACCGATCTTAGCCTCACCAACCAAATCACCCTAACCATGGACAGCCGGCGCTTTGTCCGAGGCAACAGGCGCGGCGTCTGATCCCCGAACAATGGACACCCTGATCAAGAACCGCAACCTGGCCGACGCCATCAACGCCCTGGGCGAACTGGAAACCCAGCGCAAGGACGGCAAGGTCATCCGCGAAGTGAAACTCCGGCCCGAGGTGGCCGGACGCGTGCGCTACAACATCGCCCGCACCATGCACGGCCTGCGCAAGCAGTGGGAGGCGTTCAACGAAATCCGCCAGGCCCTCGAGCTGGAGGCCGCCGCCATCACCGATGCGGAGGAGAAGAAACGGTTTTACGCGGAGCGCATCAAGCCGGCCCTCGACGCCGAGGAAACGGTGGACGTGCGCCGCGTCAAGCTCTCAGACCTGGATCTGAGCGTCAACGAGCTGCCCGGTTGGGCGGTTGGAGTGCTGCTGGACTGGTTTATTGAGGACGACCAGCCGGCGGCCTGACACGACGAACACGAACCGCGAGCGCTCGAAAACAGAAACGACACGAAAGGAACTGAAGTATGAGCACCACCAATCCCCAACCCAAAAACCTGGACGCCATCGTGCTGCTGACCGGCGAATTTGCATTCTCGCCCGGGGCCACCTCGGTGAGCGACGCCCAGGTCAAGGGCTACGTCGACTTTGGCAACGTCGTCGTGGTCGGGGTCAAGCCGGAGCTGGAAAAGGTCGAGCACGAGGGGTCCTACCGGGGCACGCGCACGGTGGACAAAACCTTTGCGACCAAAAACAAGCTGACTTACACCCTGCAATGCGACGAGTTCGACGCCGAAAAGGTCAAGCTGGCCCTCATGGGTAGCACGGCCACCACGGCCCTGGCGCAGACCGCGGTCGGCAGCCCAGGCGAAGCGGCGGCGGTCCTGGCGTTCACCACCACGGCGGGCGTGATCGGGCGCTGGTACAACATCATCGGCGCGACCACGAACGCGGGCAAGGTGATCCGCAAAATCACCACGCTGACCATCGCGGTGGGGGGCGGCACGCCGCCGACCCTGGTGGAGGACACGGATTACGTGGTCGACTACATGAACGGCCGCATCCGGTTCCTGAACACGGCCAACTCTACCACGGCCATGAGCCGGGACATCACGCCCACGTTCCAGTGCCCCGCCATTAGTAGCACGGCGGCCGGCTACATGAACTCCATCACGCCGCTGAACGACCCGATCAAAAGCGGCTACGGGCGGCTCTACCTCTACGACGAGGGCCAAACGGCGAGCCCCTACTACGAGCACGTCGACTTCTCCTGCGACGTGGCCCTCGAAAGCATGTCGGAGGCGGACGGTAAATCGCCCCTGACCATGACGTTCACGGTGACCGTGACCGGCACGGTGGGCACGGTGCGCATCGCGGAGTGAGCTGACCTATGGAAACCCCTGTGACAATGACTACGGTCTTGGGCTTTGAAACCGTCAACTACACGGACCAGGACCGCAATGAAACGGTGGCGCTCACGGTGCGGCAGATCCCCATCCGGGACCTGCCCCGCTACTTCGAGGCGTCCTTGAATCAGGACGAGGCCGCCCTGGTGGAAATCCTGTGCGGCAAGCCCAAAGGGTGGGCGGACACGCTGCCCCTAAAAGTGTGCGAGGACGTCCTCGAGGCCGGGGAACGGCTGAACGGGGAGCACCTAAAAAAATACGCGGCCCGGCTGAAGGCGCGCCAGGAAAAGCTGATGCCGGGCGTGCAGGAGAAGTTCATGGAGCGGGTGGTCGAGCAAGTAGCGTCCCGTTTCCAGAGTGGGTCGCCCGAGTCGCCTACAAAACCGGCCTGACGCTGGCCCAGGCGTGCGATCACAGCATCCAGCAACTGGAGTTGCTCGAAGCGGTGGCCGAGCGGCACAAGGCCGAGGCCGCCCTCGACACGCTGGACCTGACCTACACCGCCGTCGCGGGGTGCATGTCCCTGGACGGCGCAAAGCATTTCAACCGGGTACGCGAGTCCCTGGTCAAGGCGGTGGACCGAGAGCAACGGAAAGCGGCGGCGGCGGAGAAGCTCCGCAAGCGCAGGAGTCGGCATGAGCGTTGATCGCGTAGGGATCACATTTGACGCCAAGAACATGACCCGGCCGGAGATGGCCCGGGTCGGGCAGGACCTTGACCGTTTGCGGGCCAAGGCCAGCGCGCTCGGTTCGAGCGGTTCCCAGCTCAAAGACGTGTTCCAGCAACACGCCGCCGGCCTGCGGGCGGTGCAACTCGCGGCCGGAGCGGCCACGGCGGCCTACGGGGCGTTCCTGGCCAAGGGCGCGGCGCTCGGGATCCGGTTCAACGAAACCCTGGAGTCCAGCCGGCTGGGCATCGCGGCCGTCCTCAAGACGTTTCAGCCCGATCGGTTCAAGGACTTCAATGCCGCCATCGCCGAGGCCAGCGATGCCATCGAGGTCCTCAAAGTCAAGGCCAAGGAGACCAGCGCCAGCTTTGTCGACCTGGTGTCCGGGTGGCAGGCTATCGCGGGCGCGGCCAGCGCGGCGGGCATTCCCATTGCCAAGCAAATCGACCTGGTCTTGCGCCTGAGTCAGGCCATCGGCGGCTTGGGCCTGCCGGGGGAACAGTTCCGGCAGGAAGCGCGGACGTTGCTCACCGGCAACATCGACCGGTCGGCCTTCGTGGCCCAGACGCTGGGCATTACGCGAGAGCAGGTCCTCCAGGCCCGCGAGCAAGGCCGGCTCTACGAGTTCCTCACGGACAAGCTCAGGACGTTTGGCGAGGCGGGCAAGCTGGCCCAGACCACGTTCACCGGAGCGTTCTCCAACCTGAAAGACGTGGTCGAGCAGGTGGCCGGGGAGCTTACCAAGGGAGCGTTCGAGGTCCTGAAAAAAGGGTTCCTTGACCTGCAAGGCATCCTGGGCTCGCCCGAGTTCAAGGCCAAGGCTAAGGGCGTGGCCGATGACCTGCGCGTCGTAGTCAGCGCCTTGGTGAGCCTAACCCAGTGGGCGGCCCGCAACCCGGACGTGATTTATCAGGGGTTCAAAACCCTGGCGGTGGCCTTGACGACGTTCATGGCGGCGTCCGCGGCGCTCAAGACGTTCAAGGCGGCCGGGTCCATCTCTGGGGCGCTCTTGGGCGTGGGGTCGCTGAACACCCTGCGGGACTACGGGGCGGCCCTGACGCTCCTGTTCCAGCGCGGGGCGGTGTTCCTGCGGGCCAACCCGTGGGTCATCGCCATCGAGGCCATCACGGCGGCGCTGATCCTGGGCATCCGAACCTGGCAACTGTGGGGCGCCCAGGCGGAGGAGAAAATGGCCTCCGGCGAGCTGGCCAAGCAAAACGACATCTTCATTGCCAAGATCCGGGAGCGGATCCAGCTCCTCCAGCAACAGGGGCGCATCGAGGCCAGCCTGGCCCAGGAGCGGCTCGCGCAACTGCGCTACATCGAGGAGAACCGGGGCAACCTGACCGAAACCGACATCGCCCAGGCGCTCCACGGCTACCTGCGCCAGTTGACCGACATCAAGCGGGTGGCGACCGAAGCCGGCCTGGCGGCCAAGAAACTGGGTGGGGTCACGCTGGAAGTGTTCCGCGCCCAGGTGGGCGGGGCGGCCGGCGTCGAGCTGGCCAAGCTGAACCAGGACGAAATGCTCCTGGAGGACACCTACCGCAAGCGCCTCCTCAGCCTGGAAGATTACCTCAGAGCCCGGGAACAGATCATCCGGGAGCGGTTCAAGCACCAGACGGCCCTACTCGAGGGCGACGTGGCGGGCGGGGACCCCGAGGCCAAGGCGAAAGCCGAGTACGAAATCAAGGCCAAGCAGGTCGAGATGGAGACCGAGCTGCTCAAGCTCCAGCTCAAGGCCGAGGACGAACGGGAGCAGTCCCGCAAGGCCGAGGTCGAGCTGGCCATGCAGGAGCGCGAGGCCATCGAGGCGGAGAGCCGCCGGATCAGGGATGCGCAACGCCCCACGACCGCCAGGGACGGCATGGGCATGTTCAACGAGTGGCTCGAGACCATAGGGTCCAGCGCGACCCTGGTTTACAACCTACTGACCGGCCTGGTGGGCGGGGCCATCAACAGCCTGTCCAACGGGATCATGGGCCTGATTGACGGCACCAAAACCTGGGGCCAGGTCATGCTCGATTTCGGCCGCATGATCCTCCAAACGCTGATCCAGGTGGCGGTCCAGATGGCGGTGGTCCGGGCCATCGGCGGGCTGATTGGCGGGCCGGTCGGCTTCATGGCGTTCGCCGAGGGCGGCCTGGTGCCGGGGCAACCCAGCCACCGGGACAACCAATTCGCGGCGGTGGCGTCCGGTGAATACGTCGTCAGCACGGCGGCGGTGCAGCACTACGGCCCGGCCTACTTCGAGGCCCTGAACCGCCGGGCGATTCCCCGACCAGACCTGAGCGGGTGGACCATGCCCGGCCCCAGCCGGCGGTCCGGGTCCTTCGCCACGGGCGGCCTGGTGGCCCCCACGGCCGGCGGGCCGGTGGTCAACGTGGCCCCCAGTGCGGTGCATGTGGCGGTCCTGAAAAACGAGAATGAATTGACGGAGTTCCTCCAAACCCGACGCGGGCGCAAGGTCCTGCTCGATGTGCTGAGCGGGTCCAAACTGGAGCTGGGCATCCCGTCATAACAGAAAGGCAACAATATGAGCAGTCTAAGTGAAGCGGCGGCCAATGCGACCCTGGACGCGTGGTTTGGAGCGACCACCTTGGGTCCGGCCACCTGGTATGTGGCATTCTTCACCTCCACCGTGACTGAGGGGTCAGCGGGGACGGAGGTGTCCACGGGGACCTGGACGAATTACGCCCGGAAAGCGGTAACGAATAACGCCACGAATTTCCCGGCGGCGAGCAGCAAAGCCAAAAGCAACGGCACGGCCATCGACTTCGGGTCGGCCACCATCCCCAGCGGCACGGTGACCATCCAGGCCGTTGGCCTGTATGACGCATCAAGCGGGGGCAACCTGAAGTTCAGCAAGAACCTGACGGCGTCCAAGGTCATTAACGGCGGGGACACGGTCACCATCGCCATCGGCGACCTGGACATCACGGCCTGAGCGCAACCTGAAAGAGCACCACCATGGCA